TCAATCTGATTATATTTCTAACTATTCTCAGCCAACTGGGTTGTTGAAAACAAATCCAGAACCGCACTTGCCATTCTCGCCCATTCCAACGAGCTCGAAAGAACGCTCAACGAGGATGTCCCCGGTGAACACTCTACGCTCGATGTTGAAGCGCTCAGGAGTAGCGATAGGATAGCCACTTAGAGTATAGGTATAAGCGAAGGCAGGGTTACCATAGTTAGCATCTAGAGCAGGCATGAAGCCGTCGGTGGCGCCAGATGGATGGTAGAAGAGTACAGCCACGTTGTCGTAGATGTTCTCAAGGGCTGAGGTGGACTGATTTAGCTTCAGTCTACGTGCCACGCGGATTTCGTCGAGACCGAAGATTTGTGCTAGGGTCTTTTCATCAACGAGAATACCGCGCTGCATGAAGTCACGAATACGCTTGTTACGCTTGAGGGCGTTGAAAGAGTCAGGTGAGATCACCATTTTGTTAGGATAGATACCAATTTGTGAGCGGACTTGCTCCTTGGCATCGTCCATTAGGACTTCTACGTCGGCGGTTGGGCTGTTGAACTGATCAGCACCGCCGTTGTAGGTGGAGAGATCGAGAACGTTACCGGTTTCGTACTGAGCAGAGTCAGTTACGACAGAGGCAACCTGGACTTCCCAGGATTGCATTAGGCGGTTAGCGGCGTCTTTAGCAGCAAACTGACGTAGGTCAATTTGAGCAGCTCCGTTTTTGGCCTCAGCGGCGATTTCTTCGGCGATTTCCCAGCTGATTGCTTCCTGACGGAGAGCAAAGCTACGAGTACCGAACTCGTTTTGGATCTTCTGGATGTTAGTTCCAGGGGCTCTGAGGAAAGACTGCGCAGCAAAAGCTTCCTTACCGAAAACTAGTGTGCGTCCAGCTCTTGTGTTCATTGAAACTGAAGGAGCGAAGAAGGTTGAGACACCCTCGACGTTCTTATAGCCTTGTGCTAGTTGCGTTAAAATCGGATCGATTACGCGAACTTGATCTAGATTCATCATAATTGTGTGTTCTCCTTGTTTATGTTATCAAGCACCAGCTTCGTTGCCGAGCTTAACGCGGATGTATTGACCAGCGCCAGCTACAGTAATAGCATCAAGGGCACGGCCAAGAACAACACCTGAACCGCCGTCATTAGCTTGTCCAGTAGCGTTAGCCACAACAGCATCGTCTACAGCAAAAGTAGCAGTAGAATCAACTTCAACAATAGCAATACCGGAGGTAACAATCGAAAGAAGACCTTGGTATGGGAACACTCCGGGCTTAAATGGAGTGGTGGATGGGTTTAGTTGGCCCTCATAGACCAGAGTTGAACCATCATCAACTTGATAGCCTTTAGCGGTAAGTTCGCCTTGGCCAGCGACTGCATAGACGCTTACGCCAGCGGCGTAGGCTCCTGCACCTGGATAAGCACCAGCACGGGTTACGAATCTGTTTCCTTCTACAGCGGTAGAAGTCTGCACAGTTTCAACGTACTGGTGGTCAAAAGACATGTAGCGTGGGTCTGTTGCCATTTTTGTTTACTCCTTATGAGTTGTCTGAAATGATAGCCTTCAGAGCGATAGTATAATCAACTCCCTTACTTTCTGAATACTCGAGCGCTTGCGCGTGGAGATCCGCTGTTTGAGGGTCGTATACATAGCCGTCTGCTGATGGCTTGGCTGGCTTCTTCGCTGCTGGAGCTGAAGCCGGGGTAGCGAACTCTTCAAAACTGACCATTGAGGGTAGGTTCTCAAGGACATTTTTAAAGAAATCAAACTGAGAGGCCTTACCTGTCTCAGAGAAGTTAACAGAGTTCTTATTGTTAAGAGTCTCCATGAAGCGAACAAGATCGGACTTAGGTACGATTTGTTGCGTCAATTTGCCACCTTCGTAGACAGTTTCGCAGAAATCAGAGATTTCCTTTTCTCTCATTAGTTTCTTTTGTTTGGCCAGTTCTTCCTCTAATTCGGCTACCCGGGCTTGTAGATTCTTGCCCTGAACTCCCATAGCATTTTCGCTATGATCCAGAGTTCCTGTAGCCTCTTCCTTCTCATCCTCTTTTTCTTTTTCGCTATGCTCACTTGTTTCTTTCTCTTTGTCTTCATCATCTTCGGTCTCAGCACAATTCGCTGAATCCTTCTCTCCGTAAGCTTCCTCACCTTTAGGCTCTTCGCCTTTGTTAGCATCTTCGCCGGAAGGCTTCTCGGCTTCAGAAGGCTTTTCGCCCTCGGCTACCTTCTCACCCATATCCTGGGTGTCGTCTTCCTTCTCTTCGCCTTCTTCGCCCTTGTCGGACTTCTCACCTTTTTTGGCCTCAATGGCCTTTTTAAGCCCCTCAGGCATTTCGCCATAGGACATATCATCTCCGCCTTCCATCATGGAAGTAGCATCTGTTTTAAGAGCTAGGGCCTTAATTAGCTCTTCAATTTCGTATTTTGAGGCGAGCTCGGCGATCTTTTGATCGTTGCCTTCCATATCCCCAGACACATCGTCGGTTTCCATAGAAGGATCTTCGGCTCCACCATCAGAACTAGGCCCAGCTGGGTCACTCTCGTCACCCGCGCCTTCGTCAGTGCCCATGTCACCACCAGCACCTTCGTCGCCAGAGTCCATTGGATCCGCGGACTCGTCAGTAGGATCAGCGTCCTCTAGGCCCAGGTCGTCTCCTGAGTCTGTATCATCGCCTGATGCAGTGGGATCTTCGGCTGTAGGATCAGCAGGATCGCTGTCCATTCCGTAGTCCATGTCATAATCGGCCGGGGCGCCAGTCTCTGAAACTTTATTTCCGCTATCGTCGTAAACGTTCGATGCAGAATCTTTGCTGCCCCCTCCGATGTTAATATTGACAGTCATCCCGCCTTCGGAGTGTTCGACGACCGAAGCAGGAGTTTCTGTTTTAGTTTTTTTCCTGGCCATAGTTTGATTTGTTCCTAAATTTTCTTTAAACGAAATAGAAGACTCCCCACCGGAGGGGGCGAATGTAATTGTTTGCTGCTCAGTTATTTCTGAAAAAGCAGCTAATCCCTTAACAGCAGGGATGGGTACTAACCCTAGGTGGCGCAAAGATAGAAACCCCGGAGAGGGGTTCGTTTCAGCCTCGGGTAAATAGAACGAGCTACTCACCTTTTTAAACACCCCATCACGAATTAGTGATTCAGCCTTGGGGGTAAGTTCGACTTTCCCCCATAGCTCTACACCTTTTCTCCAGACTTCACGTACCCACCCAAGGGCCGCGGTGCCATCATCGGCGTCATGGCCGATAATTAAAGGGGCCTCATGGGTTTTGGTGTTGTATGTTTTAACAACTTGGTCCAAGTCTTCCTCCTTAAAGACCATTTTCTGGCCAGTGGAGGAGATTTGGGGGCCCGCTCTGAACATCTCAACAAGGATAACCTTCTTGGGATTTTGAGCAGATAGAGGGCCCTTTGCATTAAGTACGTGCTCTTTCATTTATCAAAAAGCGCTGGTTGTGTTCAGAATAGCAGTGAATCTATCTTGGTTTCTAGAGAACGAGTCGCTCAGCTGGGCAACTTGTCCCGCAGGTGTTCTAACAATGGTAACAAGAAGACGCTCTAGAGTCGGGCTTGTGGCCACATAAACATCGAGTCTTGCTGTACCAGCCTCAAGATCTTGGTTTGAGTTGTTAGCAGAGGAGCACACAACAAGGTATGCTTGCTCTGGTCTTGCTCCAAATAGAGCACCCTGGCGATAGAATTGTCCGCATACCTGAGAGGCAATGGACTTAATTCTTGCGTACACCGTACCGGCAGAATCGACTTGTTCAAAAAGAATGTCGTCAAAGCTACGGCCAAGAACGTCGATCAAGACGTTAAGGATCGCACGAGTATTAACAAACTTAAACAGTGGATTGGTGGATAGAGTTCTAGCACCCCAAACCACAATACCTCTGTTAGGAAGTGAGCGGATCGGGTTGAGTCCTAGAGCGTAGGTGACCTCTTGCTGCTGAGCAGAGATGTCAAATTTCAGGCCAATTGCGCCGCGTAGCGGGTATCTGGAACCAGCGGGAGGTTGCTGGAAGCCCTCATTAACGTATCTAGAGCAGGCAATACCTGCAACATATCCAGAAGGAGCAACAAATCTGTCGCTTGTGTTTTTAATATACGGAGCGTAGTAGGAAGCGTGGCCATAGGGCACACCCACTGTGGATTTAATTAAATCCAGTTCGTCTTGGACTTTGTTTAGAGTCACTTCGTCCGCACCGCTATCAATCAACGCCACATGTTGAGTACCTGAGATACCCTCGACTGTGCCAATTTTGCCTTCAGCGGCCCTAACAAGAGTTTGGGTGACTTTTAGTCTCTCTTGGCGGGCTTCGGCCTCACTGGCAAAGTCTCCGACTCCTGGTTCGTATGTTAGAACGCTATATGCCTCTGGGGCGAATAGGAATCCAGGAGAAAGAACTCTGGACTCAATTCCTTGCTCAATAGCATAGACAAAGTCATTCGCCTTTGCAGTTGCAGTGATCTTGTATGAGTCGTAAGCTGCGTTTTGGTCTACAGAGTTAAGCTTCACAACGTTTGAATCTAGAGCGCCGGTGCGATCGACCCCAGGATAAACAGGTGAGCTAATACCATTTTTAGAAGTAATTTTTACTCTAAGAACGTAGTCGTGGGAGTAGAAGCCATTCGCAGCAGCCTTTTCGTCAGCTGTTGCTCCGTCGCCTAGCTCAGATACCTCGGGGCGGATATAAGGATTACCGACTGTGGCTACAAGGGCGTCGGCGGTAGAAAGGCCGTTGTTAGGAATATAAGAAGTGGCCGAGAGTCTCCCGGTATCTTCTGCAACTGCTTCCACAATGTAGAAGTCTGCAACTTCTTTCTCAGTTAGGACAGCTTGAATTTCTGCAACAAGGCCCGCAGCTAATTCCTCTGGGGTTGAGCCATTAACAATAAGTGCTCTATTTTCTCCGGCAACGTTAACGTAGAAAACTTGGACAGAATCAGGAAGGTATCCGGTTCTTGCGACGGGGTTTCCTCCAGGTACGCTAGGAGTACCTCCTCCGACTTTAGAAAACACAGTTCCACCAAGATCATACTCCCAATAGACGGCGTCAGCATCTTCCCAAGGCTCAGCGTTATTGCTTGTGTCCTTTGAAACTGCGATGTACTTGCCATCAGGAATATCGCCCTCGGCAGCATAGTACTCTTGATCGATTAAGAAATCCTTAATAACAAGAGCGGCGTTGGTAGACAGAGTTCCGGTATAGTCTCCGGAGTTAAGATCAAAAAACGAGCTTAGCGAAGATCCAGAGATATGCAGGATCGCCTCGCGTGTTGCTTGGTCTCTAGAAACACATCTAAACCCAAGTTCCTTAATCGAGGTGTAAAAATTAACAACTCCAGCTTCAGCAGCTAGGTCGATAACCTGAGTATACTCAGAAGCTACAAACTTATAAGCAGTGAATCTGTTGATCTCGGGGATAGAACGTGAATCTTTTGAGAAAATTCTGAACTTTCCAGCAAGAGCCTCAGTAGCACTTTGCTCAATCTTGTAATAATCTGCAAATCCCTCTCCGTTGTCAGAGAGATATGTATAGATGTCCCGAGCATTATCAAGAGCATCTAGTCCAGTTGTAGTAATAACACGGATTTCAGTACCGTCGGCATCATTCACGCCGATGGGAACGCCATAATACCGACCATTTACCTTCAGAGCAAACGCGTTATAGCCTGTTCCTGCGGTCGAACCGCCTACATCTACAATGGTTTCCGGTGTTGGAGTAACCCGGGTAAAATAAAGAATGCCGTTTACGCCGACATTATCAAAGAATGCTTTAACGCTATCATAACTTGCAAGAGCGCCCTTGTTCCCGACGGGAATCTCACCACCGACTCTGTTGATAAAATCATCAACTGATCCGATTTGAGTTGGCTTGTAAGGCTCTAGTTCTGAGTAAGAGTTAACAGCATCCAGTCCGTAGTAATCCTCAGTAGGGGTAGTACCGAAGATATATCCCACTGCATGAGTTGCAATAGGTTGTGGAAGGGAACCAGTTGTTGACTGAGCAACAAAGACCCCCGGCCGATTCAATGACGCAGCATTGATTCTGATTGGATTGGCCATAAGAAAAGAAAACACTATATCTTTCGCAAAAGTCTTTAAACAAATAAGGCATTTCGACCTGTTTAGACT